GTCATTTTTTAGCGCCCGCGAAATTGGCTTATGCCCCAATGGGTTTGGCGATCTGCCCGGCCGCACAAAGGCCGAGAGTCTGGCCAACGTTGGTTTGAGGTTAAGTGGTTGGCGCGCTGCCGGTTAGGATGCGGGCACGTTAACGCCGATCAGGCGTGACTCCTGTCCAGGTTGGACAAGGGTCGAATCGGGAACGAAGGCAGGACAGGCTGGGAGAGGTGCAGGTTAAAAGCCCTGCAGAGCTTGCTGGCGCGCTCGTGGGTGCGACTTTGGGGCGGCCCGCTGGGACCATGGCCCGGCGGGTCGTCGCCGCTGAGCGGCCGAGGGAAAAGGGATGAAGCTGGCAATCGAGTATCGGCAGGCTGAGGCGCTCAAGCCCGATCCGCGTAATGCGCGGCTGCATTCGGACGCACAGATAGATCAGATCGCGACGTCCATTCGCCGGTTCGGGTTCGTCAACCCGGTGCTGGTGCGCGAGGGCGGCGAGATCATCGCGGGCGAAGGGCGCTGGCGAGCGGCACGCAAGCTCGGGCTGGCCGAGGTGCCGGTGATTGAGCTTCGCGATCTGACCGAGACGCAGTGCCGGGCGCTGGCGCTGGCCGACAACCGGATCGCGCTCAACGCGTCATGGGATGCCGAGCTACTGGCGCACGAGATTGGCGCGATGATCGCGAGCGGCGAGAAGGCGAGCGATCTGGGCTTCGACGTCAAGGAGATCGACGCGCTGATGCATCCTGATGTCGCGACGGTCGAACAGGTCAAGGTCGGCGCGCTGGAAGACCGGTTCTGGATCGCGGTGCGCGGGCCGCTGAAGGATCAGGCGCAGGCGCTGCACCGGCTGCGACAGGTGATGGCGGACTTCCCGGCCATCGAGGTCGAGCTAGGTACGACCGGGTACGAGGAGTGAGACAATGCGCAGATGCGCAGGGGCGGCTATCGGATTGTCTTTCTCGATGTCGGCACTCGCCCGCCGCTCGTGTTTGTCCCCGACCGCCTGATGTTTCTCGCCAGCACGCGGGCCGCCAAGATCAAGAACGCGCAGGCGAGCAAGCCCGCCAAGGTCGAGATCAGGCGCAACGTGCTCGACGCGCTCGGGCGCGACGTCGCGGTGTTCGATGCGTTCGCGGGTGCGGGCGAGATGTATCGCAACGTCTGGCACGAGGCTCGCGCGTGCGTCGGCTGCGACCTCGACTGGCATCGCGACGAACGCGTGGCCTACGTCGCCGACAATCGCCGGGTGATGCGCTGCATCGATCTCGGCGCGTTCGCGGTCTTCGATCTCGACGCACACGGGTCGCCGTGGGAGCAAGCGACGATCCTGGCGGCGCGGCGCAAGGCGGCACCGGGCGAGCGCATCGGCCTCGTGCTGACCGACGGCTCGGGCCTCGACGTGAAGCGGGGCAACCTCTCCTACGCTTTGGCGCATCTTGTCGGGATGCCGCGCCACGTCACCGGCGCGATCCGCTGGCACGACGAGATCATCACGCGGGCGATCAACGAGGTGGCGCGGCGGATGGGGTGCGAGATTGAGACGCGCTGGCAGGCTGGCAAGGGCAAGGGCGCGGCGGTGGTCTACGTCGGCGTGGTCCTGCGCGGGCGCTAGTGCTGCTGCACGAACACGCGCCATAAGATCGCAACGGTCATCGCAAGGTTGAAGCCGATCATCCACTTCACCAGCAAAAGATCAGCGCGAATCTCGGCGATCCTGTTTTCGAAAGCCGCCACTTCCTCGGCAGCTTCGCGCGCAAGATCATCGGATGCATTCGCCGCGCGCAGTGCCGCGTACAGCTTGCCCATCATGATTGCCATTTTCATTTTTCCTCGAACCGATAGAGCCGCCCGTCGCGATCCCTGCAGACCCAGTTGTGCGCGTTCGCTCCCATGCTGAGATATTCCATCCCGTGGGTAGCGCAGACGGCCTGCTGGGCGGGACGCGTCACCATGAAGTAGTTGGCGAACAGCATTCCGAGTCCGAAGAGGGTGAGGGCCGCCACGCCGAGGACAAGAGCCGTTCCATACGTCATTCTAGTGCCCCGTCAGCCTGACCAGCGCGAGCATGGTGCCGACGTTGACGAGCCACGATGACACGACCAAGCCGATGATCCATTTCAGGATGTCATTTTGGCTTCCGGTGATGACGCTGCGCACGTCGGCGATGGCCGCGCGCAACTCGTCCTTGGTCGCTAGCGCCGCGAGATCATCCTTGGTCGCGAGCACCGTCAGATCAGGCAGGCCCGCCGCTTGGTTCACCGCGTCGGCGACGGCTTCGGCCTGATCCTGCGTGAAGCCGTGCTGCCGCAGATCACGGGCGATGGCGAGGGTGTCGAAGCGCGGGTTCATGGCTGCACAAACTTCATGAACGCGGCACCGGCCGCAAACAGTGCTGCCCCAGCGGTCAGTAAACTAACCGCAATCGGCAAAATGAGCACCCACGGCGCGTAGCGGATTTCCTGCCGCTTGCGGTCATGATCCGCATTGATGCGCTTTGTGTCGGCGTAGATGCGCTCGTGGTCGGCGAGCATCTGATCGATGTGGGCGATCTTCTCGCGAACATCGAGTTCGACATGCGATTCGGCCGTGGTCATGCATCGAATCCTTTGTGATCGGATCGTAGCACACCGAAGTGGAAAAAACCACCAGCGGTGAGAGCACTGGACCGTCCCCGCTCGCGGTTGTTGACCTCCTCTAGGCTCTCCGCAAGTCGCCGGGGCGGGCCGCGCACTCTTCAGGGTTTGGCGGCTGCGGCCACCGGCACGGGCGTGACAAGCTCCCACTTGTAGCCTGCCGCTTCCATGCACGAGAAGAACAGTTTCTGATTGGTGATCATCGTTCCGTAGCTGGACCCGCCGTAGCCGTTCACGTAGCTGCCGGTCTGCGGCTGCTGTGCCTGTTGAAGGCAGGCATAGCGTTCCTTCAGGAACATCTCTTCGGTAGCGCCCGCTTTCACCCAGTGCATCGGCGGCGGCGGTGCCGTCGCGCAGCCCGCCATGGTCGCCAGTAAGGCCAGCGGAAGCGCCCGCAACACTCTCATTTTGGTCATCCCCCGTTTCTTGGTTGAGATGGTTTTATCCATCGATCAGCCAATGGTCAACGGCAAGCCGCTGGCACCATGGCCAAGAGTTGGGTCATCTCTCGGCACTGGGCACAAAAAAAGGGGCGGCCCGCGAAGGCCGCCCCGATCCTCTGGTCACGACCCCTGCCTCGGCTGTCTCGGGCAGGGGTAAGCCTTGCGCAGCCCGGCGAACGCCGTGACCGACGCCGGGGCCTCAAGCTTTAGCGACGAGTAACCGCGCGCACCGCCCGCCTCTTCGCGCGTGAAGGCGATTACCTCGTTGGCACCGATCTGCAATGGCATGCAAATGCCAGCGAAGCTGACGTACTGCGAGGTTGGGTCATACGTCGCGAGCGCAAGCGCGCGATAGGCATCGGCGATGGCCGCCGCGTAGAAGCTGCAAGCGACCTGATGATAATCGACAGGGCTGTCGCAGTGAGCAAGGAATGCGCTCGTGGTGAAGTAGTCGGCCGCGCGAGCTTGCCCGGTCGCTAGAGTAGCGACGGCCAGGATGGTGGCCGCCAGAGACTTGATCGTGTTCATGGTGGTGGGTGACTCCTTTAGCGTGCGTCTTCGACGCGACAGTTGGCGCTTGCGCCTGCGTCTTTGACCGTGATCATCACTTCGCCATAGACGGTGGCACCAGCGCCGACATTTTCCAGTGTGGTAAAATCGACCGCAAGCGGCCGTTTGTTGGCGTCGAGCAGCGCGCATTGAACCTTGATACTTTTGTAAGGGCGCGGCCCATTGATGAGCGTGAATGTCGTGTTCTGATAGTTGCCCGTGTTGCTGTAGGTGCGTCCCACCGTCACTTTGATGGCATCGTCGGAATCGGCGCTGGCGTTCTGTCCGCTTGCGGCGAGCGCAGCGGCGAGCACGATGGTTGCGAGTATGGTCTTCATGGTCGGTGACTCCTTCATGGGTTTAGGCGCGCAGCGTGCGCACCCGCTCTTCGTACTCTGGCAAGAACGCCGTGTGGATCGCGATGGCGAAATGCGCGCGGTCGCCCGCGTCGTTGAACAGGGCGGTGGGCGGGATCAGGTCGGCCGAGATTTTGTTGGCCTTGCCCTCGTCCACCATCGCTTGCGCGACGATGGCGTCGATCTGGCTGAAGATCGAATAGATTTCGGTTTGCTTTTTCATGGTGGTGACTCCTATCCTTCGGGGCTGGTTGGTAGATGGTCACTGCTCTTTCACGAAGTAGCAGGTGCCGGGACGAATGCTGCAGATCGTATCGCAGCTTTGCTCCTTCCTCTTGAGCAGTTGTGATGCGTAGGTGACGCCGTCCTTGAAGTCGTGGGAGTTGCCAGACCGGTTGCCTTCAACGTGTTTGATCTTACGGACAGCGTCGCCATCGACCTGCATGGCAGGACATTCCTGTGCGATGCCATAGGCGACACCCTTGAGAAACATCACGCTGCGCCCGTCAGCACTGGCCGGAAGCGGGGCCAGCGCCGTTAGACACAACGCTGCTAGGATTGTTCGTCTCATGTTTTTACCCTTCGTAGTCGTCTTGATGAAGATCATAGAGCGTCGTCAGTTCGATCCGAGCGCGACGGCAAGTTGCGCCTATCTCCCCTCCTTCGCTTTTCGGCATCATCTCGATTGCTTCTTTTTCGCGAGCTTCGAGCCAGCGGATCGTAGCCAGAACGGCGTCTTCGGGCATTTCGCTCACGTCGATCATTGGGTGACTCCTTCGTTGGATTTCAGTCGAGTTCGGATTCGTCGCACGCGTCGTAGGCGTCTGGCGCGGGCACGATGGGTTCAAGGCCGTTGGCGATGCGCTGCGGGTTAACCCGCTCGACGCACTCGCGGCAGATCGGCTCGCGGTTGCCATTGATCGGAATGCTCGGCACGCGAACCGGATTGTACGAGAACAATTGTCCGCAATCGATGCAGTGGCTGGTACAGAGAACGTAGGCCATCAGGGTGACTCCAGTGCTTTCGCCAACGCCTCGGTGGCTTCCTCTTGTGACGCGTAGCTGGTGCCGACGTCGAAGGCGCGATACTGCGTTTCGGGCAGCGTTCGGCTCAACGCGACGAATGACCAGTCACGGTCCACGTTGTCTATCAGCACGATGCCAAGCAGCGGGCCGCATTGAAACCAAGCCCGCTCGGTTGTCAGACCGAGCGGCGGATTCGAGGCGATGTCGAAGCGTTCGAAATCATCTTCGCTGATCTCCTGCATGATGTGTTCGGTCATGAGGTGACTCCTTTCAGTGATGCTGCGGGACGCGCAGTGCGTTGGGATAGTTCGGCGGCAGGTAGCCTTGCAGGTCGCGCTTGATGTAGTGGCGCGCACCGACACGATTGAGCACGTCGAGCATGCGCACCGTGTAGTCGCGCCAGTCGGTCGTCTTTGTCATCGGCAGGTAGTTCACCCGGCCGACCTTGAAGAGATCAATGAAGTCGTGGGTTGCTTCGACAATCGCAATCGACGCATCGACGTCGAGCGTCGGCTCAAGCGAAACCCAGGTGAAGATGCCGCGCTCGTGGAAGGTGCGCAGCGCCGCGATCCGGTCGGCAGGCAGCGCCGCGTTGCGCTCCCACTTCTGCGAGAAGCGGTCGTCAAGCGAGGTGAGCGTGGATGCAAACGCATCGCGCTCCGGGCGGAATAGCTCGACGTCGCGCAGCGCCCGCGTGCCGCCCTTGGTCAGGGTGCAGATCGCCAGCCCGTGCGCGATCAGCGTGTCGAGCGTCGGCCGCGTCAGCGAAATGTCGCTCGGATTGTACGGGTCGGTGGTGAACGACAGCATGACCTGTTCGCGACAGCCGAGCGCCTTGTACTTGGCGGCGTCGGCCCACAGCGAGGTGAGGTAGTCGCGACGCGGGATCGCGCCCGCGTCGAACTCTTTGCGATCCTGATGCGTCACCAGCGGCACGTAGCAGTACGCGCAGCCGTGGCCGCAGCCGCGATACGGATTGGTGGCAAGCGGGGCGTATTCCCCCGCCTGCCCTTTCGGTGCGTAGATGATCCTGCAGCCTTTGACGGACACGCCGTCGTCGTTGAGCGTGATCATGTGATCCTCTGCGATACGACCGGTTGCTCGATCAGCAGCGTGATGGCGACGCGGTCGCGCCGCTTGAGCACGCTGCCTTGCTCCCAGCGAATGACGGTACGCTTAGATACGCCGAGCCGCTCGCCGAACTCGGCCTGCGTGATGCCGAGCCGCTCACGCGCCGCGCGGACGAAGTCGGCGTTGGTTTGCGCGGTGTGCTTCATCGTGTCTCCTCAGTCGTTGATGTTGATAACGATGATGGTGAATTGCGAGTCCGGTTCTGGCACCGGCACCACTGGCGGTGATGTCTTGCATGACCGCATCAGGCACACGATGAAGATCAAGAAGAGGCCGAGCAATATGAGGTGCATGTCACCGGCCCTCCGCGAGATGGTAGACGTTGCCGCGCACATGCACGGCGTTGAGCGGCGGCGCGTCGAGGCATCGGCCCCAACGCCCGCTTAGCAGTCGCACAAAGACGTGCCGCGCAGCGAGCGCGGCAGAGAACTCGCACCGGGTCGCGGTGCGGACAGCGTTCAGGGTTTCCCAGGTCATGGTCGAACATCCTTCCGCCGCACGGCCCGCATGCGCTGGCGCTTGCGCCACGGATCAGGCGGCCGTTCGTCATCGGGACCGGGACCGACGATGGTGAGCACCAGGAGCGGGGGCAGGATGACGCAGCCGATGCACAGCATGCCCGGCAAGCTCAACGGCAAAAGCAGGCCGCGCCTGCCCCTGCCCGTGATCCACTCGTGCATCGTCATCGTCGTTTCTCCTGCGTTGGATCAGTTCCGACCTTGCGCCCGCTTGCGTCATAGATCGTCGTGGTGCCCTGGCTATCGATAGATGCGCGGTTCGTGACGCGCCCGCTCGGATCGTAGAACGTGGTCGCGCCGCCGCTGTCGGTGGCCGAGCGACCCGACACGCGGCCGGACGCGTCGTAGAAAGTGCTGGACTGTGCGAGTGCATCGGCTGGCGCGAACAACGCCAGCACGATGGCGAGACGTGTGAGTGTCATGGTCATGTTTCCTGTTGAGAGTTGAAAAAGAACGTGGCGAACTTGACGATGCGTGGCTTGTGGAGCGCCTGCATCTGGACGCGTGCCCGGCCTGCGGCAACAAGCCGATCAAGCTGGGCGCGGTCGATGCCGTGCAACGCCGCCATCGCTTCGGTGGTGCCGCTCGGCGAACCGCGCAGCATGGCGAGAACTTCACGGTCGGTCATGGCTTTGCCTTTCGCGTGGCCTCGTTGAAAGCCTTGCCAACGATGTTGTGATGCTTCGCTGCCGCGTGGCCTAACGACATGGCGCAGTCGTTGGTGCAGAAGAATTCGAGCACCGCCTGATACGTCTCGCCGTCCCAAACAGCGTAGCTGTGGATGCGCTTCGTGCTCGGGATTTTGTCGCCGTCGTCGTAGTCCCAGCGGTACTGCACGCTGATCACTTTCTGGTTCTCGCGACGCTGACAATCCGCGAGAGTGCGCAGAGTTGAATCGTTAAACCCCAACTGACCCGGCGGGTGGCGTCGCACGGCGTGCTTGCGCAGCGGTTTGCCGCACCAATGACAGAATGGTTGCGTCTTCGCCGTGATCATGACGCACCTCCGTAGACTTCCGCTGTGGCCCAATCGACCTGGGGCCAGTTCGCAGGCTCGCGCGTCTCGCGCCCGCGCTCGAACCGGTAGCGGTTCTCATGCGCCCAGCAAGCGATGCAGAGGATCAAGTTGCCGCCGCCGCCGAGCGGGTAGACGCGAACCTCGCCGGTGGTGGAGCGGCAATGGTTGCCGCTGCAGTTTGGATTCTGTGTCGTGGTGGTCATCGGTGACTCCTGGTTTCGGTTGATTGGCGTGTGTATGACAAATTGTCACCCTCGGGTCAAAAGCGTGCGGCGGGCCGAGAGTGTGCCAAAAGTTGGCTGATCTCTCGCAGCACCCACCTGTGGATAACGCCAATTGACGGTGCAGGACCGTGGCCCTAACCTCCGCACTG